ATTGCACAAGGGTTATAGTTACAGGCACTACAAATAGGACGTTTCATGCTATTATTTATAATATACAGACCTTTATAAAGGCTTTTTAAAACCACCATTTAATGCAAATTGTAATAAATATTCGTAACGAAGGAAAAGGTAACTTAGTTACTATTAATTAGAGGACAATAAAATGGCATTAGTATCCCCAGGAGTAGAGGTTAGTATAGTTGATCAAAGTCAATACGTACCTGCACCAACGAATTCAGTTCCGTATATCTTAATTGCAACTGCACAAGATAAAACAAGCGGTACATCAACAGCAATAGCATCAGGCACAACATTAGCCAATGCTAACAAAATTAATTTAATTACTAGCCAAAGAGAACTAGTATCAACATATGGTAATCCAACTTTTTATAATACATCAAGTGGTACACCAATTAACGCTTATGAACTAAATGAATATGGTTTGCTAGCGGCATACTCAGTTTTAGGTATTAGTAATAGAGCATACGTTCAACGTGTAAATGTTGACACTAATCAATTAGCGGCAAGCTTAACTAGACCATTGGGTGCTAGTGATAACAATTCATATTGGTTAGATGCAACAGAGACACAATGGGGAATACACGAATGGACCTCAACTACTAGTTCATTTAATAATGAAACTCCAACAGTTATAACATCAACAGATGATTTAGACGGTGGAATACCAAAAGCATCAATTGGTGCAATTGGAGATTATGCAGTAGTAGCAACTAATGCCGCTAATCCTGTATACTATAAAAATAGATCAAATGCTTGGGTACTAGTTGGATCTGACGATTGGCACAACAGCTGGCCTACTGTACAAGGTACAGTTACTAGCCCATTATTAACAATAGGACATAGTATTGTTATTAACGGTACAACAGTTACTAACGGTGGAACAACAGCAACTACATTAGCAAATGCAATTAACTCAGCTTCTATCGCAGGTGTAACTGCCGCGGTAGTAAACAACAAGATTGAAATTTATGCAGATAGTGCAGTTTCATCAGATGGATCTTCTTTAGAAGGTGCATTACTATTAGCTAACGGTTCAGGTACAATCTTAACAGATGCTGGCTTAACAGCAAATACATATTACTATCCAAGACTACAACAGTCACAACATTATTCAAATCCACGTTGGAAGTCAACAGACACTGCTCCTCGTCCTACAGGTTCTGTATGGATTAAGACTACAGCAGTAAACAACGGTGCTGATATAACTGTTAAGAATTATAATTCAACTACAGAGTTATGGTCAACAGTAAGTGCTCCATTATATGAAAATGATCAAACAGCACTTAAAAATATTGACCCAGCAGGCGGTGGTTTAAATGTTGCGGCTAACACGTTATATGTTCAATATGATTCAACAGAAGCAGATAACGCAACATATAAAGTATTTAAAAGATACACTACAGGTGCTACAACAGCGACATCAACGAACACAGCACCAACACTAACAAATGCTGATCAGTTTACTATTTCAGCAAGTGTTAAAAACTCAACAGCAATGACTACAGCGGTAACTGCTACGATAAGCGGTACAACAGCGGCAGACTTTGTTGCGGCATTCAATGCGGCAAATGTTGCTAACACTGTTGCTAGCGTTGTAGGCGGTGCTGTAAGAATTTCACACTCACAAGGTGGCGTTATTGTATTAAAAGATTCAACAGGTACTCCGTTAGTAGACGCAGGTATTACATCAGCGTTAGACAATGTTAAAGCAGGTAATAACAGCGATGTTATTGTTTCTAACTATGTTCCATTAACATACACAGCATCACTGACTGCTCCTACACAGGATCCAGCAAATGATACATATTGGTATCATTCAGCAACAGATGAAGTTGATATATTAATTCAAGACGGTGGTGCTTGGAAAGGATATCAATCAGTTAGTAATGATGCTAGAGGATTTGATCTTTCACAATGCTCTCCAGCTGGGCCAATAGTATCAGCAACTGCTCCTACTACACAATCAGATGCTTCAGCATTGGTGTACGGAGATTTATGGATTTCAACAGCAGATCTAGATAACTATCCTAAAATTTACAGATGGGAAGTAGCAGATAGTGTAGACCAATGGGTAGCTTTAGACAACAGTGATCAAACTACACAAAGCGGTGTTTTATTTGCGGATGCACGTTGGGGAACAGCAGGAACAGTAGATCCAGTTACAGACGATGTTCCAACAATTTTATCACTATTAACTAGCACTTACGTAGACATTGATGCACCAACAGCAACATTATATCCAGAAGGTACATTATTGTTTAACACAAGACGTTCAGGTAACACAGTTAAACAATTTAAAGTTAATTACTTTAATTCAACTACATTCCCAACTGACAGTTTACCAACACAAAAAGATGCGTGGGTAAATGCAAGCGGTAATAAAGCAGACGGTTCACCTTACATGGGACGTAAAGCAGTTCGTAAAATTATAGTTGGGGCACTAGAAGCAGGTATTGATGCTAACACATCAATCCGTGAAGAACAAAAACAATTTAACTTATTAGCGGCTCCGGGCTATCCAGAACTTATTGATAACCTAGTTGCACTAAACAACGATAGAAACAATACTGGTTTTGTTGTTGGTGATACACCATTTAGATTATCAGATAATGCAACTGATGTTGTTAATTGGGCAACTGATGCTAATGGCGCAGGTCTAGACAGCGAAGATGGATTATCAACAGCAGATCCATACGTAGCAGTGTTTTATCCAAATGTTAGAACAAACGACTTAGCAGGTAATAAAGTTGTTGCTCCAGCATCACATGCGATGTTAAGAACATTAGTTAAGTCAGATGAAATTGGTTATCCGTGGTTAGCACCAGCAGGTGGACTACGTGGAACTATTGACAACGCAGAAGCTTTAGGTTATGTTAATTCACAAACAGGTGAATTCCAACAAATTTCAGTTAGACAAGCACTACGCGACACACTGTATGAAAATAAAGTTAATCCACTTACGTTTGTACCAGGTTCAGGTTTACAGAACTACGGTAACAAAACAGTTGCTTCAACTCCATCAGCACTTGATAGAATAAACGTGGCAAGACTAGTTGCATATGTTCGTGATAGATTAGAAGTGTTAGGAAAATCATATATCTTTGAACCAAATGACACAGTTACTAGAAACGAAGTTAAAAACGCATGTGAGCAGTTATTAAACGATATTACTGCTAAACGTGGTGTTTATGACTATCTAGTTGTGTGTGATGATACAAACAATACAGCAGAACGTATTGATCGTAACGAGCTATATGTTGATATTGCAATTGAACCTACAAAATCAGTAGAATTTATTTACATTCCACTGAGAATTAAAAACACAGGTGATATTGAAGCAGGTAATTTATAGTATTATAGTATAGAATAATATACGCACTTAATGGTTCTTCGGAGCCATTTTTTGCGACTTTATATTGATAAATAGTAGTAGAAAGATATTTAACAAGGAGAAATACACATGGCTGTTTCATCATTAACTAGGATGTCAGTTCCTTTAGCGTCAGATCAAAGTGCATCTAACCAAGGACTGTTAATGCCTAAATTAAAGTATCGTTTTAGAACGGTATTTGAAAACTTTGGTGCAAGTACACCAAGAACAGAATTAACTAAACAAGTTATTTCATTTGCTAGACCTTCATTATCATTTGAAGAAATGCCGATTGAGTTATATAACTCACGTATGTATCTAGCAGGTAAACATACTTGGGAAACTACAGCAGTTGAATTACGTGACGATGCGTCAGGTTCTGTTGCTAAACTAGTTGGCGAACAACTACAGAAACAATTAGACTTTATGGAACAATCATCTGCTTCAGCAGGTATTGACTATAAATTTATTACACGTTGCGAAGTATTAGACGGTGGTAACGGTGCTAACGAACCAAACGTGTTAGAAACATGGGAATTATATGGTTGCTACTTAACAGCAGTTAACTATAATGATTTATCATACGGTGAAAGTGCTCCTGTAACACTATCAATGACTATTAGATTTGATAATGCTATCCAAACTCCAATTGGTAGCGGTGTGGGTTCAGCAGTAGGTAGGACATTAGGCACAGTAGTAACAGGATAATTTAGATGGCCGGAATATTTGGGGACGTCTTAAAGGGCTTTCTCGGTAGCGATTATCTAAAAGACTATAGGCATGCCAGCAAAACATTTAGATCTGCTGGCTATGAACTAGCTCCACGATTTAAGTTTTTATTCCATGTGCATTTCAACTTAAATGTTACGGAGCTACCTGGTCTTAAAACAGCATTTGGTCCAGAGGAGCAAAGTCAGCTCAGTGTGTTAGTTAAAAACATAACACTTCCAAACTACGCATTAGACGTAGATGAATTTAATCAATATAATAGAAAACGACTAGTACATTCAAAAATTAATTATGAACCAGTAACGGTAGAGTTTCATGATGACGGTGCTGATCTTGTTCGTAGTTTATGGTTTAAATATTTTAGTTATTATTATAAAGATCCAAGTCAGCCTTACGGAACAGTTCAAGGAAATGCTAACGGTGTAAACAATGCTCCAGTTGGAAGAAGTGATTATAATACTAGAGATGTTTACAGTCAGACTAGAGCAGGTAGCGATTGGGGATATTCAGCAGAAGATAATACAGGAACTGGCAACAAACCTCAATTCTTTAAAGATATTACAATATACGGATTTAATCAACATGATTTTGTTTCGTATACATTAATCAATCCACAAATTACAGAAATGCGTCATGACCAATATGATTATAGTCAGGGCGGCGAACCAATGGCAAACTCAATGACTATAAAGTATGAAACTGTAAAATATGGTGCTGGTGCTCTTAATGGTCAAACAGGTGCTCCAATTCCAGGATTTACAGATCCAGCTCATTATGACAAAGAACCTAGTTCATTAAGCCAAGCAGGCTCTAACTCATCTATATTAGGACAAGGTGGATTGTTAGATGCAGGCGTAGGTGTTTTTGAAGATTTAGCAACAGGTGATGTATTAGGTGCTGGTAAAAAAATTGGTCGTGTGTATGATATTTTCAACAAGGGTGATGTAAGTACAGAAGGTATTAAAGAAGAAGTATTAGGAGTAGTAATACGTGAAGGGTTACCAACAGTGGCCTCAGGCGATTTTAACTTCTCAACTCCACCAACATCTAATAGCAAAACAAATAAACTAACTTCTACAGCTACTAATGATTCCACAGTAAGATCTAGTAGTATCATTTCTAGTAACGGAAAAACTATTGGTCGATGATTTTTGGCCTAGTGCTGAATAAGGTTAAATACTATCATGTCAACAGTAAACATTACAAAAAATAACTTAGAATCTACAGTTAAAATCTTTGATAATTTCTATAATACAGAAACAGTCATTAATGCTGACGAGTTTGACATAGTGAGATCATTTTTTCTAAAGCATTCAACCGATACAGCTATAGCAGATGATTTTACATCAGCATTTTTTAGAATACAACAAAACTACAATATATCTACAGACGAACTATTAAAAAAGTTTAAAGGCTTAGACGATCCATTAGAAATGGATGAAGTTATAGCATACTATCTCAACGGTCTTAGATCAAAATCAACATTACTCGGTGTTAGCGTATTGCAACAACCTAATTTATATGCGGCACGTAATGTTAGCAAGTAATGGCTAGCAGATTTGCAAACGGTCTTTACTCAATAATGAATCCCGACAAGTATGTAGGTAAAAAAGCACCTAGATACAGATCAAGTTGGGAACACGCATTTATGCAATTCTGCGATAAACACACTAGTGTAGTTAAATGGGCTAGTGAGAGTGTACGTATTCCTTACAAACACCCAATGACTGGAAAACAAACAACTTATGTTCCTGACTTTTTAGTCCAGTACCAGGACAAAAGAGGTAAATTAGTAACAGAGCTGGTAGAAATTAAACCTAAAAAGCAAAGTATAATTGAAAGCAAAAATGCCAACAGAGCTACCAGAGAGACTGTAGCAATTAATCACGCTAAATGGGATCAAGCTATGCGTTGGTGTAAAGCAAATGGTATTACATTTAGAGTAGTCACTGAAGACGACATATTTAGAAGTGGAGCAAGATAATGACTAAAAAGTTAGAGGAGTTATTTGATTTAGAACCATCAGAGCCTGCCAAAGACGCAGATGTTTCTATACCATTACCACAAGAAGAAACAAAAGATCCTCAATTGCCACAAGAAACATTAAAAAACATTGATAAAATAGAAACAGCGTTACCTGCAGTAAAAGGATTAGAAGCCAGTGACGAAGAGATGGATGAGTTAGGACAGTTAGCTAAAGACAGTTACAAAGATTTAATGGACTTAGGCATGAATGTAGACAG